TCCCTATCGGGGCATCTAATTCTTTCACAGAATTAGGAATCAACCATATCGGTTGTTGAATCTATAGATCGTCGATTTCGGAAGGCGAAATCTTATAGACTCTACCGGGAAATCCTCAAGGAGGACCGGTATTCGGGTTACAAACCCTATTCGAAGTGTGATCAAATCACTTCTATCACAACTTAAAATCGTTGTGAACAAAGGAATATATCCTCTCATCGGATGCACTCCGACTATCTCTAATAGCCTTCGCTATTAAATCGTCGCTATCACTATCAGCGACTGTGAAATAGTCAAACTTCTTCGTGTGCCTAGATAAGGCCACTAAACAATGACATGGGCCCATTAAAGGATCCTTACCAGTATATAAAGAAATACTGGTTCTCGTCAACCTAACAAAAGCAACATTATTAACTGTCTTTCCTTGAGCTTCGGCTGAAGTAAACACCTTCTCCTTCGGAAATCCACTAGCGATTAATGTATGCTTTTCTGCTTGCGTATGCGTGAGAAACAAGTCGTAATTCTTATCGATTTGCGCACTTGAAACAATCGGACGTAAACCCAACGATCTGATAGTCCTATTAGCGGTTTTCAGATTCCGTTTATACATCCATCTCGACAGACAATACGTCGCATCAGCGGGACATCTGTAAGTCTTATTTACCTGAACCTTATCATCAGCGGTTACCTTATGACATCGCAATTTCAAATGCGGTATCCTGGAGATGAAAGGAATTTGTTCGGTATCACCATACATAACAATCTCTTCAGCTTCGGATAAAGTTGCTGCTGCGTAAACGCAACCAGCATGAGTTAGAAAACACTCATCAAAAAGCAACTTCTTCGTTTTTACTTTTGAACCGTGCATTAAATAAGAATCACAAGTGCGAACACGAGATGCCTTAATCAATGCACTTCCTTCGAGCTTCTCACGAAGCTCCATCGCCGAAGATTTATTCGAGGTTAGGAACAAGTCTGGTGAATCGCCCATCAATTTACCATCACTGATGATTCTGGTTGTTTTCCCACAACCTGCCACACCATCGACTAACTTCCTAGTGAACTTCGCCTCCTTCGTCAAAGCTTCTCGCAATGCTGGTAACAAACGTAATCCAGCTGCGAATTCGCATGACTTATCGAAGAAAATGGCACTATATTGAAGTAGACTTTTCCTAAATACTTCGTCTACATGCAACGTACCTTCGTCCCAAGCCATTCGGACATATCCGTCCTTGACCAACCCTCTCTCATAAGCTGCAGTCGGTTCTGGTCTAACAACGCTGGGAGGTCCCAACCACTTGTTTTGTCTAGGTAGATACACTCGTCTCGAATCATCTCCCGACCAGATCGTAGCTATAAAGGAATTCGACCAATTACAATGGTTACCTACTTCTCGTAGTTTCCTCTCGGCGCTACTCACCTCCGCCTCATAATAAGTAATAGCCTCATTTATCTCGGAGGCATACTTATTAATAACTCCAGTTTTTATATCTGGAGTTTCGGCAAAGGCCTTGACATGATCTGGTATTAAAGCCACGACCTCTCCCAATCCTTTGGGTCCTTCGGCCGTTGGATTAGCTTCAACCCATTTCGCAATAGAAAGGATAGCATTCTGCAACTTAACATCAGTTTGCATGCGATTCGAACGCTCCTCTCTTTCTCGATCTAATCGATCTAATTCCGTGCCAACGACATGTTTGTAAGTCTCAGCGACCGACAAACTAGGAGTTCCATCCCATTCTGCTTCAAGCACATTTTGAAGTGGTACGAAGAAATTCGGATTACTAATTAGGAAATTATTAGCTCCTTGCTTACCTACACATTCGTACAGGTAACCTCTAACGGTCTTGCGGAAATTTCGACCTACTTCGAGGGTTTCTTCCTTACCACGCGTGGTTCTCTTCACATCCTTATGACCCCAAAAGAAATCATAAATCTCACGATGGACAAAATTCACGGGATTCACATGATGGCGTCTGACCAATCCTTGATTAGCATCTACACACTCTTGAGTGTTCGTGTTAATCATCTTCGGACCAGCCAGTGCCTCAATATTCTTCGCCAAAGACTCATAAACTTCTTTCGTTCTAACGTAAACCGTGGTAGCCACAGCCACGTAATCGTCAATGCTCAAAGATTCCCCAGCCTGCAACGTAACACCATTAATAATGGTGTAATTGGTAGAAGATGAAAGCATCGTCGCGATGGATTGAATAGCAGCCTCTGGTTCGGCATTCGGTTTAAACTGTCTGAAAGCTGCTTCCAGCACCCTCGTTAAGACCTTCGTATCCATCAAAACTTTCGATTTTCGCTCCACATCATACCACCAATCATCATGAACGTTGGAAGTCAAGACGACCGTCTTATTTCGAACTAACGTCGTCCAAGCACAAGAACGACTCACACCAACACTCATGCCTTCGTGGTAACCAGCCACTTCGGTTATATCGATGATAAAAACCCCTCCCATATCGGATTTTCTCTCAATCCTAAATGCCTTCGATTTACCAACAATCACGGCATTAGTCGTCAGATACTGTTGAAGTACTGAAAACTTATGGGTGTATCCGAGACACGCTGCATCGACAAAATCAAAAGTGATTTTATCTTTGTCTCTATCGATTTCCCATCGCACATTAAAATTCGGGATCTCACCAACATCCCTAATGAGCATATTCGGGTCCATCATAACTGATAGAATCATCTTCTTTACCCCTTTCGTTGCCAAAGACTGACACAACTCCGTAATGGGTAAATCGCTAATAGCATGTATCGCCATAGCATAATCGGCATGTTCTTCGCATTGCTGAAACGTTTTGTTACAGAAAGATGCTTCATGCCTCTCCTCAGAATGTGCGGAGTAAAAGGTTTTTAGAGAAATGAATCTCTCGGTGAATCTCGCTCCATCTCTATCATCCAATAAAGGACAACAAGAATGCACATTATATCTACCACGTTTCAAATGTGAAACGAAATTACCACCTAGATCTAAGATCTTCTCGGTAGTAGTGCCAAAGCACTTGTAGATAAAATCGGTTTCTAACAACCTATGTGCTGCCGCAAAACTGTGACTAGACGCGTCACTTTGAAGGAAATTAATCTCCCTACCCGGGAAATTCTTCCTCAAAAGGGCCTGTTGTTCGGCCGAGAGCTGGAACGAAACATTAAGTTTCTCCCCCCTAGATTTCGGGAGGGTACGCTCTACAAGTTGAACACCATGTTCAGCAAAGGCCTTACCAATCGCAGTATTCTCATCGGAACACTGCTTCTGTAAGACCGAAACGAGCAATTCAGAAACTTTAACGGGATCCATATTAACACAACCGCGTGTTAATAAAACGCGTGGTTCTCT